TCCTCGCCTTTGCCTGCTCTCGAGACTGCCGTCTCTCTGCGTTGCTAAGGAATCACCTCCTCAAGAGTAAATCATGGCAGGCGCCAGCAGAGCCGAGGCTCCAAGCAGGTCTATCTGGAGGGGGTCGCCCCTCCAGATATCCAATTTTACTTCTTGCGGGCTGGCAAGATGAAATTGTATTCAGCCGTTGGGCTGGTCATCGTGATCTGCAGAGCGCCGCGGCTCGAGAACTGAAGCTTGAGGTTCTCATCCGCACCCAGCTTGAGAATCGACAGCACCTGGTTGATCGGCCAGTGAAGATCACCACTGAGCTTGCCCTGAACATCTTCCGCAATGGTGAGGTAAGCACGGTGCATCGATGAACCCTCGTCACCGATGTAGAAGCGTAGTTCGTTCTGGCCCTCATCATTCTCCACGGTCTTGACCATGAAGTAGTTCTCGAACTGGCTGTAGAGTGCTGCCAGGGCCTGAAGTTCCTTCAGCTTGCTAGCCGAGGGGTCAATCTCAATGTCCCACTGAGTGCCAAGGAACTTGGCCTGCTCAGGAATGAGGTCGCTTGACATAAGGCGATACGCTGCCTTCGACTTGGTAGTCGTGTTGTCAAAGGAGATCTCCTCGGGGACCTGCTTGCCATTCCGCTCACGCTTCTTGATATCAACGGTGACGCCGTCACCTTTGTAAAGCGGGCTGCTGACCAGACCCGAAATGAGATTCAGATTGCTCATACCGAATTCGCCCTTTAACTGCGAATCGGCCTGAAGTAGCTTTGCCTTGATAATGACTGTACGGTCATTATCCATAGCTTCCACCAGGGTCTCATCATCGGTGCCCGTGATCTTAACGGTTTCGATGAAGCCCAGACCGCCGGTGTGCTTGACGATATCCTGGAGTGTTTCACGCATGTGATTTTGTTCCTCTTAAAGTGCTCTTCAATCTACTAGACTGGGTATCTCGGGGTCAATAAATTACGCGACCCTGGCCTCATACTGACCACCAAAAGAATTGGTCTTGTTGGTGAATACGGCAATCTCATAGTTCTCATCAATATTCTGGTCATCTAGGTCATTGACCCAATCCAGAAACTCGGCGAGCTTGCCATCACCAATAACCCAATTGGCTGCTAGACGACCCTGACCTTCAACGATAATGTATCCAGCCCAATTGAGGTCATTGAGGCGAGGGGCGAATACTAGTTCACCCATACGGCGCTCACTTGTGACGAGCTCCTCACGACTAGGGTTCTTGGTTTTGTTGATTAGAACTACCCGATTCATATTGGTTCCTTAGAAGCTAAACAGGTCGTTGAAAGTCGTATCTTCGCGTGTCGCCCTCAAATCCCATTTCAACACACCTATCAGGTTATTCACCTTCTTATCGATGATCGTCTCTTCCATAAGGTCATGATCGAAGGGTAATTCCTTATACCACTCTGGAAGATGGGGTTCATCAAACGGATAGGCGATGCTATCCATTTTCAGAGGATTGGGCTTCAGCTTACAGACGATAACCTTCTGACCGTCAGTGATCTCCATGGAGTAGTGGTCTGAGTATGCTTCTCGCAATTTATTCCAGTTGATCGATGCTTGAACGTGACCTGGAACTCTGACCTTTTCCTTGGAACCGGCCTTCATGACATCCTTGCCATCACCCATCGTGAGTCGTTCCACATAACCCGTGATACCATTGACCTTCTTTGGAGTGCCTTTGAGCCATCCATCAAGAAGTCGGAATTCTTCTCGGAACTCCTTGATCATTCGGATGATGTCTTCCTTCTCACCACCATCCAAGAGAACGGTGATGATCTTCTCCAAGAACTCCTGCATCATCTTTGGTGTATCGGCTCGTTTGATATCCAGGCCAACAACCTTGATCTTACCAGGCTTACCATTACTATCGAGACGCACGCCATCCTTATCATACATCAGGAGGGCGTACTTCTTCTTCTTGATGAAGAGACCACGCGAGGCGACAAGTTCTCGACCAGCCTTGATGATAGAACCTCGTTCCAAGCCGGTATTGAACGCAGCGGCCATGAAAGGCGGAAAGCTCTCATTGATCACCTGACCAATACCATCATAGAGGTCAATCATAGCCTCTCGACTATCAAGCAGACTCTTCATCTCAGGATCAGCTTCCAGCATATCTACGGCTGTGAAGTACACCGAATCAGTGTCATTGTAGAGGATAGCCGAGCCCCTGACATCATAGGAGCCAGTAATAACCTCGTTGGCCTTGCTACTCATATGCTTAGTAATGGATCGACCAGTCAATGTGACCGATTGACCAATACGAGCATCATAGAAGCGGCAACCCTCATTGAGTAGCGCACCATAAAGTGAGTTAAGAAGGATCTTACGAGCCTGCTGACGCTGATTCCAGAAAACCTTAAGTTCCTTGGCCTCCTTGACTGCTGGTTCCTCGATATACACCTTGTTATCAGCAATCCTGATCTTACCATCACTGATTAGGAACTCCAAAGCATCAAGGTCTTTGGCTTTGATGAAGTCTGGAAGGTTGGCAAACTCGACCATATTACGGCCGCCGCCCCTTCCAGATTCAAACCCTTCCCATTCAATCTCAAAACCCTTGGAAGGTTCAAGAGCTTCACTGAAGACAGTCTCCTTGAACTGCATCTGCTTGCGCTGTGAATACCACTTTGCCAACAGACCAGGAATAATCGCCTCGACATCAGTGCGAAAGATGGTTCCATTGGCGCTGATACAATAGGGGTTCCCTTGGAGGAAGATGTATTCGTACAGCTGAGCGCCAGTGACCTGGATGGAATTACCATCCTCAAAGTCAACGATCATTACGTCATTGGTCTTATCCCTCACTGATTCATATTCAAGAGTTGCAAACAAGCCCTCCCAACAGTCAGGACCTGGAATGCCCTGAGCCAACCTGGAGTCAATTAGTGAATTGGTACGATCCGAACGGATCTGACCCACTAGTGTTTCTGGGCCCATGTTGAGTGCGCGCAAGGTGCTTGGATAGAGTGAGTTGATATCACAACATGCAATCTCGCGGTGTATGCCTTGCCGTGGTTTAGCCACATAGGCACCAACTACAGGCCTCTTACCATCGCTGCGGAATGGTCGAGGCCCATCATCCTCTTCATCCCAATCGTCATCGTCATCAACTTCGTAATCCATATCAGAGCGTTTACGATTCGGAACGCACATACCACGTGAATGCGCCTCGTTGATAATCGCCTGCTCAATTAGAGCCACGCTACCCATTGTGGTTGGAAGGAGAACGGTATTCGTGTGAGCAATCTGGTTAGCCAGCTCAATAAAACGCTTCTTCTGGTCAATCTTGTGAAGCAGCGCGGTATCCTGGCGGTTGTATTCAATGAACTTCCTGAAGTCTCGCTTGTAGAGGTTATCCAGGGTTCCGCTATAGGGGACCTTGTTCTCGCCTACCTCGATTTCACCAACATAATCGAGTCGATAGCTGTGAAGCTCTTGCGGATTATGCTTCTTGTAAAGATCCAGATAGTCAAGGTGAATACGACCAACCAATTCATAGGTTTCTTGCTCTCGCTTGAACTGAACGAACTTCCTCTTACGTGGCCTCTGACCCCAAAGACAAAGCCTCTTGGTGTAATCCTTGCCCATGATCCGCTCAATGCGATTCACCACGTAAGGAATATCGAAACCTTTACTGTTCCAACCAGACAGAACGTCACAATCCTCAATCAGGTCGAGAAACATGTTGAGTAGTTCAGTCTCGTCATTACATAGAACCGTGTTGGGGATAGATTGGCAAATTGCTTCAGCGGCTTCCCAGGTCAGGTGATCTTTATCAAAGGCTGGTAGGTTTGGCTTTAGAACCAATGTGTAGAGAGTATCATCGGAGGTGCGATGAACCGAGATTGCCGTGATAGGGCTGAAAGGATCATCCGGTTTGGCAAAGCCTCGCTGGGGATCGAAATCGACCTCAATATCGAAGAAACCAAGATTCAGGATCGGAGCATCGGCATCCTTGTAGTGATCTTCCAGACAACGGAAGACCGGATTGACATCTGACTCATGGATCTTACGACCGCTTTGTAATTTGAGTTCTCGTTGGAAGGTTTTGCCGGATGTGAAACTACTCTTGGATACCTGGTGACCCCACATATCCTGGTAACGACCACCTCGAGGATCTTCATAATAGAAGACGTAGCTGGCAGGAAGGTTATTGAAAACTCGCTGCCCATTGATACGCTCTACAATGAGAATCTCGTCCTTTTCCCTGTCAAACATAGCGTCAACATAGGCCACGGATGATTCTCCTATTCTTCTTTTCTTGGATAGCCCTAACTTAACACCAGAGTCGCTATACCAACAATATTCATACAGGTGTAGAAGGCCATCAAGAGGGTCATCCAGCTTGCCTTCCGCATATGGGCCGCTATCATGATAAGACCCGATCCGAAGAGCCAGACGGTGTAACAAAACATCATTGGCGGATCGGTAGCCATGAAGCTGATGATAGCGGTAGAGGTTGCACTCAAGCAGACCCCAATTAGCTCAATCCAGAATATCGCTCGATTATTCTGCCAATCATTGAGCCAATGATCAATGACATCTCGGATGATTCGCATAAGAATTGGATGGGGAGCCTGCTCCCCATCCCTTCCTATCACGCACGACCAACAGCGGCGAGGATCTCCTCAACGTCGTTGATTGCTTCCTTGTCGGCCTCAAGCGAAGCCTTGAACGCGGCCTTAATAGCCTTGTTAATAGCAGCGGGCTTGAGATTCAGCTCTTCCGCAACTGCCTTCACGACATCACGAAAACCTGACTTCAGATCATCAACTTCCTGGGTGATCTTCAGACCCTCGTCAATGACGCGCTTGAGCTTCTTGGTGTCTTCCTTAGTAAGCGTAGTGCTCATTTGTGTTCTCCATAGTGAGCGTTATCACCCTACTATGGATTACCAGAGTTCAGGATGTCACTATTTCAGGAGTCTCTTGGCCACGCGGATAGCTTTCTTGAGATCTGATTCTGAGAAGAACCCGCATTTGAAAGCACCGGATTCCAACTCATTCATGACATCATTGCGACTAACTGGATGAAATGACCCATGAAGCCCATCGAGGAATTCATTTTGGTTCATGAAGCCACGGATGTCAATGAATTGGTCACCATGCTGAACCGCAAAATGTTCACCATTACTGATCATCTGATAACCTAGGAGATCATGAAGAGCCAGGGCGAAATAGGGGCACCAACCCCTCATATACATATTGGTCATGTCACGTGATGGAGCTTCACTGAAGCCACCAAAATACATGGTAGCTTCAGTTAGCTTCTCTTCTGTGATCTCAAGCCAGCGCATGTCACTTCCATCGCTTGACTACACGGAGAGCACGACTATCAGCGTCATAGAACGGTTCTAATGACTTAGGATCAATGATCTTATCCTTGTGGAGTGCTTGGTAAGACATATCCTGAGAAACAGCCGCAGGGGCAGGAAGACCCATCTCTTTGGCATCCTTCTTTGCCTTCTTATGAGCGGTTTCTGCTTCAGCTAGCTCTAGATCAATATCGGCATCTAGATCACCAAGATCGGCTTGTAAGACGGTCATGTTCTTGCTGGATATGAAATCCAAGACCTTGTTGTAATCATCCAGGTTATCGAACTCAAGAACCGCAACAGTGCGTTGTTCCAAGTTGACAAAATCCCAGCGGCGTTTGAGAGCATCATGAGCATCTGCCATATCATTGGAATTATCGAACGTGATGGTATCCAGGGTCTTGCTAATCCAAGGAATGCCCTTGTACATCAACACACCAACAGCCGTATCAAGCTCATCTGGCGAACCAAATTTGATTTGATTTGGTTGATCCGCTGATTCGACCTCAATGTCGGTCTCAACTTCCTCGGCATCATCCTCAGCCACTGGTTTTGGGCTAGGGGTTTTCTTGGCCCTAACAGTCAGCTCATTGACCTCAGGAGCATCCAATTCCATCTCATTCGAGACTTCTTGGATAGCTTCATCCAAGCTGATCCCTTTGATGGTCTTTTTAGCGACTCGGAACTGCGCCTCTGCTAGCAGGGTCTCAAAGATTAGATCGTTCATAGGGCCTCCATGGATTGCCCTATATTTACCTACTAGAGGGGGATTTGACCACTCCACCGCAATTTGAATAGGATGGCATCCTGGCGATCGAGAAACCAGACACCTGCTTCATGAGGGTTATAGGTATTGCGAATGGCAATATCCATCCAAGGTTGGATATCAGAATCCCAGAATTTGGCAAGGTGATCTTCCTCACTTCTGACCATTCTGGATCTCTTAGGTAGGCCCAGATCTTCCCAGAAGATAGTTAGACTTGTGAGGCCAACCGTAATGGCTTCGGGGCTATCCATTATCCCCAAACCAGCTTAAACATCGCAGCATCGCGCTTACGAAGGAACTTGTAAGAGTAGCTGTTGAGTCGGTAATAACGTGATTTGCTCATGTGACCAACCCAACTCTGTATCTCATTCTGGATATCCTCGGCTTTCTCGCCCGCTAGTTCACGTAAAGAGATCTTGGCTCTATTGGCTTCCATGATCGTGCCGAAGAATGGCCGCCACCAATTCAATGGGCTACCCAGCTGAATAGCCATAGCTATACTAACCAGGATGATGGGCTGTATGATTTTCAATATCATGACAGCCAGATTCTCGTTGCCGTAGATCCCCTTGAGCAAGGGTAACAACATCAAGAAGGCCAGGAGTATGATTAGAAGAGCTAGATTGCCCTTTGGTGTGCTGCCAAGCCAGTAGATGGGCCTGAATCTCTTACTTTGTGTGGTCACAGGTGAAAATCCAGCAATGCGCTCTCAAAGAAAAGCAAGGAGGCGAATGTCATCCAATTCGCCCGCGTGTCTTGAAATTGTCGGCGATTGATAACCGCTCCAACCAACTGTAGACAGCCTGATATCACCATAAGGGTTCCAGGCACTATAGTGGTCCAAATCACCAGCGAGCAACAACCTGAATATCAATGATCTCGCCGAACTCAGTGGTCACAGTGCCCACAAGGTGCTTGCGGTGATCAGCCCAGAAGTCGTTCTCGTATTCACGCACCTCACGGTTGGTGCCCCCAAGTGATTCACCCTCGGCATCATGCGTGGGTCGATGAGTCGAGAGTCGTGTCCAGTTAGT